AAAAGCTTTAGTTATTCATGAAATACAGTCTGATGCTAATCAAAGTATTGCTAAATATCTCACAGCCAAAAATGCATTTAGTGGAGAGAGAAGAATTAACCCATTCCAAAAAGAAATAGAAACTAACTTACTAGTTAACTCAAGAAGAAAACTTATAGCAGAAATAGATGATGCTGTGGCTAAAAATCAATTTAATAAATCAAGAGCCTTATCTGATGATTTAAGAGGTATTAATGATCAAATAAGAAATACATTTCGTAGAGCAACTCAATATGGCGATGAGAAAAAAATAGATTATTTTCCTCTATTAGATTCTGATGCGTATGGAGACTATGCATTAAAATTTTTAATAAACAGAGCAGCAAAAGAAAAAGTAGATTTTGTTGCTGTTATGCCATTTAACAAATTACATTTTAGACAAGGGTATAAAGCTGGTAATGAAAGATTTTATGGTTATGCAAGTGGTAAGGGTATTGATAAAAAAGGAGTTGCGGTCATGCCTCAACTCATGAAAAAAACTGCTAAGTTTAACGATTCAAAAGCAGGCACAATAAAACTATCTTTATCTGATCCAAAAAAACCTTATAAAGAAGTTATGAAAGATAATTTTACTTATCCTGAAGCAAAAGGTGGTAAAAAAATTATAAGTGAATACCATGAAACAGCGTCTAATGCTCCAATGAAAGGATATAAACTTATAGACGAAAATAATCCTAGGTTGTATTTTGATGCTTTTGCTATTGAAGTTAAACCTAATATGGCATACACACAGAAGCTCTATAAGTCTGAAGGTGGCTTAGTAGTGGATATATTCAAAACCTTATGATAAATTAAATTATGGCAATAGAAAAGGAAATACCCGAAAACATTGAAGAAGAAACTAAAGTTGAAGAGATTCAGGAACAACCTGAAGGTCTACCACCTGATATTCAAATAGAGGGCGAAGAAACTATTGAAGAAGATCCAATGGACGATTTCAACGCCAATCTTGCTGAAGATATGGATGAAAGAACTCTTAAACGTTTAGGGTCAGAATTAATAAGCGAATACAAAAAAGATAAAGAATCTAGAAAAGAGTGGGAAGAAGGATATACAAAAGGTTTAGATCTTCTTGGTGTAAAATATAATGAGCAGACGAGACCATTCAAAGGAGCTTCCGGTGTCACCCATCCGTTGTTAAGTGAAAGTGCTACGACTTTCCAAGCTTCTGCCTACAAAGAATTATTACCAAGTGATGGCCCAGTAAGAACACAAGTTCTAGGTATCCGTACACCGAACACCGAACAACAAGCTGATCGTGTAAAAGAATATATGAATTATCTTCTAATGGAGAAGATGGAAGATTACACAACTGACATGGATCAAATGTTATATTACTTACCTTTGTCAGGATCTACATTTAAAAAGATTTACTATGATGAGTTTTTACAAAGACCTGTATCTAAATTTGTACCTGCCGAAGATTTAGTAGTGCCATACTATGCATCGGATCTCAAAGATGCAGGAAGAATTACACATGTAATTAAGATGAGTGAGAATGATGTAAATAAAAAAATGGCTGCAGGTTTTTATAGAGATCTAGATTTACCTAAACCTAATGTACAAGATTCAGATCTTCAACAAAAAATTAATGAGTTAGATGGAGTAAAACCAGGATTTACAGATTACATACACACTGTTTTAGAAATGCATGTAGATTTAAATTTAGATGAATATGAGAACTTTGATAATAGAACTAAAAAAGCAATTAAAATACCATACATTGTAACTATAGATGAAAGTTCAAGTGAAGTTTTATCTATCTACAGAAACTACAGAGTAGATGATGCAAACTACACAAGAATAGAATACTTTGTTCATTACAAATTTTTACCAGGACTAGGTTTTTATGGTTTTGGTTTGATACACACAATAGGTGGTTTATCTAGAGCTGCCACGGTAGCTTTAAGACAATTGATTGATGCTGGTACTTTAAAGAATTTACCAGCAGGATTTAAGTCTAGAGGTATTAGAGTTAGAGATGACGACCAACCTATACAACCTGGAGAGTTTAGAGATGTAGATGCACCAGGTGGAAACATTAGAGATCAGTTTTTTAATTTACCTTTTTCAGAGCCAAGTACAACTTTATTCAATCTTTTAGGTTTTGTAGTGCAAGCAGGTCAAAAATTTGCTGCAATAACCGATACTGCAGTAGGTAATGACACGCAAAACAGAGCTGTGGGCACGACTATCGCTTTATTAGAACGAGGTTCTAGAGTGATGAGTGGTGTTCATAAGCGTTGTTACTATGCGATGCGTATGGAATTTAAAATTTTAGCAAGAATTTGTTCAGAATATTTACCACCTGAGTATCCTTACGATGTTTATGGTGGTCCAAGACAAATTAAAGCTGCAGATTTTGATGAAAGAGTAGATATTTTACCTGTGGCTGATCCAAATATTATGTCTATGGCACAAAGAGTGACTTTAGCACAGACACAATTACAAATTGCTACCTCAAATCCACAATTACACAACATTCATGAAGCTTATAGAAGAGTTTATGAAGCTTTAGGCACAAAACAAATAGAAACTTTACTAAAACCACCTAAAAAACAACCTGAACCAATGGATCCAGCAAAAGAAAACGCTAGAGCATTACAAATGCAACTATTAACAGCGTTTGAATTCCAAGATCATGATGCACACATAGCTGCACACACAGCATTTATGGAATCAAGAATGGTTCAAATCAATCCTCAAGTCTATGCTTTGTTACAATCACACGTTTCAGACCATATTTCTTTTAAAGCAAGGAAAGAAGTAAGAGAACAATTTGCACAAGACCCTAATTTAGTTGCGTTAGAACAAAACGACCCACAAAGTTTTCAAATTGCTTTTGATAATGCTGTTGCTACAGCTGTTGCAGAAATAACTTCTGAACTAGTTAAAGGTGAGATGCAAGCGAACATGGCTAAAAATGATCCTCTTGTAAGAATTAAACAACAAGAGGTAGATTTAAGAGCGATGGACATGCAAAGAAAGGCAGAGGAAACACAATTTAAACAAGAACAAGAAAATCAAAGACAAGCAAACAAATTAAACTTAGAATATGATAGATTATCACAACAAGATGAGCAATCAGATAAGAGATTAGATATTGCAGAAAGAAAATTAGAAAAAAATTAATGAATAAATATGAAAAGAACAGCAAGAGAAAAAAGAAAGGGTCTTAGTGGTGGAAAAAAATTTGGACCACCACCTAAAAGAGGACCAAACCCGCAAGGTATTACAGTTTCCAATAAAAGAAAAAAGAGAATCTAATCAAGAAGCATATTTCGCTGGAATTGTTGATGGCGAGGGTTATATCTCCTACGAAAAAACTAAAAAAAATTACTCCATCCCCTCTATATCTGTTGAAATGACAGATAAAGATGTAATCGACAGAATATATAAATTTTTTAACGTAGGATCAGTAGTTTTTATTAAACCAAGGCAAAAACATCACTTAGATAGTTGGAGATGGAGAGCTAGAGGTAAAGCAGCAGTTAATATTTACTTTAAAATATATAATTATTTGAGTGCTAGGAGAAAACTGAAGATAGATGAGGTATTGAAAAATTATTGTGAAGATGCTAACGGTAGAGAGAAGTATAAAAAATTAGAAAGGGTATTAAATGGCGTGGTTTAGTTTAGCAAAGATTGCATTACAAGCTGGCAGCAAAATTTACAGCAATAGACAAAAAACTAAAATGGCTATGTCTGATGCACAGTTGATGCATGCAGAAAAAATGGCCCGAGGGGAAGAGGCTTACCAAGGTAAACTTCTTGAAGCTCGTCAAAACGATTATAAGGATGAATTTGTACTTATTATCATTTCTGCCCCCATCATTGTGTTAATGTGGGCTGTAATGTCAGACGATCCAGCAGCTATGGAGAAAGTGAAACTCTTCTTTGAGTATTTTCAGTCACTTCCGTCATGGTTCACCAACCTCTGGATTTTAGTAGTGGCTTCAATTTTTGGTATAAAGGGCACACAAGTTTTCCGTAACGGTAAAAAATAAACTTGCTTTGAGTATTAAAAATGTTAAATACTTCTTATGATAGAAGGTGATTCAGAAGAATACGATTTATTTGAAAAGTGGACAAAAGATTTTGATTGCCAAGGACACTACTCTTGTGAAATTGGTGTAAGAAAAGGTTTTAGCTCTAAAATTGCAATGGATAATTTAAAAAATTATTTTATGCATATTGGTGTCGATCCGTATGGAGACAGAGAGTACGAGCATTTTGATCAAGGCAGTGGAATAAAGCATAAAGATGGCATCTCTCCCACATATCCAAATAGTATGAGAGATGAAATGTTAAAAGATTTCAAACCATACTTAGATAAAGGTGTATTCTGTTTTCAAAACATTACCGATACTGATTTTATGAAACATCGAGCCTACGATAATTCAAAATTTGCATTTGTTATGCTTGATGGCCCACACACAACAAGAGATGTTTTAACAGAAGCCGTATGGTTTGCTAACAAATCAGCGCCTAGATGCAGAATTGTGTTCGATGATTGGATAACCTATAAAATGGATTTGATTAAAGAGGTTATGCAACAATTTAAATTTGAAGTTAAAGAGACTGGAAAATTAAAATTACTTATGGAGAAAAATGGCGATTGATACAGCATCTAATGATGTAATCAAAAATTTAATACATAGGCGTAGAGAAAGACTAAAAGAAACTTTGGTCAGGGATGTTGACAATACCAATGACCTTTACTATATTAGAGGACAGATCAAGTCACTTGATGACTTGCAACAAGACATAAAAGACTTGTTAAAAAAACAGGAGCAATAAAATGACAGAGTCCACGGAGCAACCGAAACGGACTGAGACATTGAAAAAAGCTTACAAAGACGAAGCTGAAGTCAAAAAAGTCTTAGACGAAAAAGCAATAGATCAATCACTTTTAGATAGGTTACCTACACCTACGGGTTATAGAATGTTAATTCTTCCGTATTCAGGTCCTACAAAGACTAAAGGTGGTTTATATCTCAGTGAACAGACCCAAGAAACAATTCAGTTAACAACTGTTGTTGGCCTTGTACTTAAACAAGGAAATCTTTGTTATAGAGACAAAGAAAAATTCCCTTTAGGTAAATGGTGCAGCGAAAAAAATTGGGTTATCTTCGGAAGATACGCAGGCTCTCGATTCAAAATAGACGGGGGAGAAGTGCGGATCTTAAACGATGACGAAATAATCGCTACCATATCTAATCCTGCCGATATTTTGCACCATTACTAGGAGGGTAAAATGGCAGAAGAAAACAAACCTCAACAAGAGGTTGATATCGACACTGATGGTGTTAATGAGGAAATCATTAATGTTGATAAACCAGCAGAACCTGATGAAGCTTTTTCTAAAAAAGAAGATGTTGATTTAGGTTACACAAATCCAATAAAAGATACTAAAGTTGAAGATGAGCCTGAAGAAAAAAAGGAACAGCCTACAACAGAAGTTGAAATAGAGGATAAAAAAGTTGAAACTAAACCTGATAATTTAAAAGATAAACAATCTAATTATCAAAAAAGAATCAACGAATTAGTTTTTCAAGCAAAAGAAGCAGAGAGAAGAGAAAAAGCTGCTTTGAATTATGCTAAAGGACTAAAAAAGAAATATCAGAGCGTTGAAACAAAACTTAGCGAAACTGATAACAATTACCTTAAAGAAATCCAAGCCAGAGTTTCATCAGAGCAAGATAAATTAAAAACATCTTTGAAAGAAGCTATGGAGAGTCAGGATGCTGAAAAGGTAGCTGAGATAAACTCACAAATGACTAAATTAGCTGTAGAAAATGAAAAAGTTAATTTAACATTACAAGAGAGAGAAGCTCAGAAAAAACAAGCCGAGGAAAACAAAGACTCATCAAAAGAAGAACAAATACAAGGTGAACAACCTGTACAAGTAAGTCAAAAAGCTCAAGAGTGGGCTACTAAAAATGAATGGTTTGGCACAGACAGAGTAATGACTGGAGCTGCGATGGCTATTCATGAAGATCTTATGGGGCAGGGTATTGAAACTGAAAGTGATGAGTATTATAATAACATTAACAAACGAATGAAGGAGTATTTCCCTCAAAAGTTTGCCCAGGATTCGACTGATAAAGAACCTGTAGTAACAAAGCAACCCGTCCAAAACGTTGCTGGGGTAAGTCGAAGACAAGGAGGACGCAAGTCTGTGAAACTCACCAAATCACAGGTAGTAATCGCTAAGAAATTAGGGGTGCCACTAGAGGAATACGCAAAATTCGTGAAGGGAGGAAACTAATGGAAAAGATAAGAACTTCACGCGAGTCATCAACTAGAGCTAAAGAAGTTAG